TTGAAGTTAATAGCTCTGGTCAAATTACAAACACGGTAGTTTCTTCTGGCGGTAAAGGTTACACCTATGGTGTTGTTGACCTTGGGTCAATCAACTCAAGTTCTTCAACAAAGGCAAAGTTGATTCCCATCATACCACCTTCTAAAGGTCATGGGTATGATATTTACAAAGAATTGGGTGCAGATAAAGTCTTAGTATATGCAAGATTTGATGATTCTACAAGAGACTTCCCCGTAGATACCAACTTTGCACAAATTGGTATCGTTAAGAATCCATCTTCAATTGGATCAACTTCTCTGTTTACTGAAAATCAATTCTCATCCTTGGGTGCGATTAAGTTTTCTTCAACATCTGGGTCAGTTTCTATTGGAGATAGAATCAATCAGTCAGTCACTGGTGGAACTGCAAAAGGATTTGTTGCTTCATATGATGCTGAAACAAAGGTTATTAAGTATTTCCAAGATAGGTCACTATTCTTAAATCAAACTACTTTTGATACAACAGATTATGTTGGCATTTCTACATTATCGAAAGTACTTAATTTTGAATCATCTGGAAATGCTGTAACCACTACTGGTGGTTTCTCTGGGTCTGTTGATACTGGATTTACTGGTATTACGACAAATCCAACTGGGTCCAAAATTGTTTCTCTCGGGTCTCAATTTACAAATGGACTTTCTTCCTCTGAGATAAATAAAGGGTCGGGAGATGTAATTTATCTTGATAACCGCCCCGTGATTTCAAGAAATTCTAGACAAAAAGAAGACGTTAAAATTATCCTGGAATTTTAAAAAATGCCACAGAAAACGAATCTCAATATAAGCCCTTATTATGATGACTTTGATAAGTATGACAATTTCTATAGGGTCTTATTTAAACCAGGATTCCCTATTCAAGCTAGGGAGTTAACGACTTTACAATCAATTCTACAGAATCAAGTAGAAGCATTTGGTAGTCATGTTTTCAAAGAGGGATCGATGGTCATCCCTGGAAACATCAGTTATGATGCAGAGTATTATTCTGTAAGAATTAATCAAGAGCATCTCGGTATCGATGTTGGGGTGTATGCCAGCAGTCTTGTCGGTAAGAGACTCAGAGGAGAAACTTCTGATATTGTCGCTATAGTAGACAGATATCTTCCAGTTTCTGATGCTGATGGTATTACAGACTTAACTCTGTTTGTTAAGTATCTCTCATCTGGCACAGATAATGATGTTGCATACTTTACCGATGGTGAAGTGCTTATTACTGATGATGCATTTACTTATGGAAACACTCCAGTAAGTGAAGGTGATACTGTTGCAACTCTGGTAGCACAAGATGCATGTGCAAGAGGAACATCAGTTTCAATTGGTGCTGGTGTTTATTTTATTAGAGGAACTTTTGTAGACGTTGCTTCTGATAAGATTGTATTGGATGCATATACTGCAAATCCATCATATAGAGTCGGTCTTACAATATCTGAAGAATTAGTAACTGCTAAAGATGATGCATCTCTTTATGATAATGCAAAAGGATTCTCAAACTATGCAGCACCTGGTGCTGATAGATTAAAAATTTCTACGACCTTATCTAAGAAGAGTCTGACGGACTATAATGATAAGACATTTGTCGAATTACTGAGAATTGATAATGGTGAAATTAAAAAATTACAGAATAAGTCAGAATATAGTATAATCAGAGACTATTTCGCAAAGAGAACTTTCGAAGAGTCTGGTGACTATTCTGTAGGTAGATTTAATATTGAAGTAAAAGAATCTCTGAATAATGGTCTTTCCAATGAGGGAGTATTCACCTCATCTCAAAAGACAGATGCTGGAAATACTCCATCTGAAGACCTCCTGTCAGTTAAAGTATCTGCAGGAAAAGCATATGTAAGAGGATATGATATTGAAACTGTTTCTACAACTGTGTTAGATGTAGAAAAACCAAGAGATAAGAAGTCAGTTTCACAATCTTTAGTTCCATTTGAATTTGGCACTCTTCTAAGAGTCAATAATGTATTTGGCACACCTTTCATTGGTGTCAATAATAATTCAAATACAGTAAAACTTTTCAGTCAGAGAAGAAATTCAACGACATCAGGAACTGGTATTGAAATTGGTGAGGCAAGAATTTATTCATTCAGTGTGACTGATGCAGCATATTCAAATGATTCGACTGAGTGGGATTTGTATCTGTTTGATGTCCAGACTTATGTCAAGTTGACAGTAAATGAGTCTTTAACATCAGGTCAATGCCCTGCAACATCAATTGTTCGTGGTGTAAGTAGTGGAGCATCTGGATATGTCACAACTGCTGCTTCAGGCACTGAAATTACGCTTACACAAACCTCTGGCACATTTATTGATGGTGAGCAACTTACTATCAATGAGTCAACCGAAGTATCAAGGTCTGTAAAATCTTCCAAGGTCTATGGAATTCAAGATGTAAAGTCTGTATGGCAAGATGCATCTACATTCTCAGGACTGAGTGTAGACTTTGTTGCTGATACGGTCCTTCAAAAAACCCTACCAAAGAATTTTGGTATTGCTGATAGAATCAGAATCACAACTGGTGGTAATGTAACTTCACCAGGAAAATTCTTCACAGGAATTAAGACTGATACAATTGTTAGATATCAAATTGCTGGTGTAACTACTGAAACTTTCAACAGAGTTTCTGCAGTATCGGCAGATGGGTCATCAATGACTCTTGTTGCAGTTAATGATGTGTTTGGCGTATGTGATGGCGATCTTCCAGGATCAACTCAAGATGTTACCTTCTCTATCGCAAACCCAGTTGTTAGAGAAAATGGCGGTCTCTATGCAAATGTTGGGTCAAGTGATGTTGCTTCAGTAAGTCTTGCAGACTCAAATCTGGTTGTTACTAAACAGATTACTGGAGAAACCACAGACTCTAATGGAAGTATGACAATTCCAATTTCTTCCGTTGGAATTACAAGTGCATTCTTTGAATCATTTGATGCTGAAAGATATAGCATCATTTACTCTAATGGTAGCATTGAAGACCTTACATCCGACCAATTTACATTAACCTCTGGTGGATCAAGTGTCACTATAACTGGTCTGACTGCATCTCAAAGTAATGTAGTTGTTAATGCAACTGTTAAAAAGAATAATATTAAGAATAAGAAAAAAGAGTATACAAGAAGTGAAAAAGTATCTGTAACAAGAACTGTTTCTGGTGTATCCACTAGTACTTCTGGTCTTACACAGAATGATTTCTATGGACTGAGAATTGAAGATAAAGAAATTTCCCTCAATCTTCCTGATGCAGTCAAAGTCATTGCTGTTTATGAGTCTTATAATAGTAGTGCTCCCACTTTAGACTCTTTAGAATTCCCATCTGGTCTCGGATTAGATACTAATTCTATTCTTGGTGAAAAAATAGTTGGTAGAGACAATGGAGCAATCGCTCAAATTGTAACTCGCTCGTCTGCAACCAAGGTTGAAATTGTATATTTAAATTCTAACAGATTTACTGTTGGTGAAGTTGTAGATTTTGAAGAATCTGCAATTGTTTCAACGATTCAAGTCATTAATGTTGGCAACTATCAAGATATTACTGATAAATTCTATCTTGATAAGGCTCAAAGAGAACAGTATTATGACTATTCAAGAATTGTAAGAAAGAGTAGTGGATACATTCCATCTCACCAATTACTCATAATCTTCGACTACTACAGCATCCCAACAAATGATAATGGAGATGTTTACACAGTAAACTCTTATGATGAAGAGAGATTCTCTTCTGATATTCCATACTTACCTAATGGTGTAAGGGCTTCTGATACTTTAGATTTCAGACCAAGAGTTGCAAGATTCTCTTCAACCACTTCTTCACCATTCTCCTTTGCAAGTAGAAATTTTGCTACCTCAGGAATTAATCCAACTTTAGTTGTAGCACCTCTTGAAAATTCTCTGATTGGATATGACTTCTATCTTCCAAGGATTGATAAAGTTGTATTGGATAAGTTTGGAAACTTCAGCGTAATCAAAGGAGTATCCTCACTAAATCCAAAACCACCTGTTAATGTGGAAGAGGCAATGGATATTGCCACAATTCAATATCCAGCATATCTTTATAATCCAGATGATGCAAAGATTACTCTCGTAGATAACAGAAGATATACTATGAGAGATATTGGAAAGATTGATGACAGAGTTACCAATCTTGAGACTCTTACATCACTTTCTCTCTTAGAACTTGATACAAAGACCTTCCAAGTCAGAGACATTGATGGACTTGATAGATTTAAGTCTGGTTTCTTCGTAGATGACTTTAGAGATGTCCAAAGACTTGACGCTAATCTCTCCGAAGTTAATATTGACACCGAAAATGGTGAAATGTTGACTCCGATTGATTTCTATTCAATCAAACCAGAGATTGCATTAGACCCATCAATCAACACTGAAACTGCAGATTTCAGTTCCAATTTG